AAATCTGTATTAGCAACCATTTCATTTTGTTTTTCAAAAGACCAATCGACCCAATGATCAGGGTCATCTCTTTTTTTGTTTGTAAGTATAGTTAAATGTGCATTAGGATGTACTTTCTTTAAGTTTGCTTCTAATTTAGGAACTTCAAAATGATTTAAATTTTTTCTTCCACCATACCATAAACAATTAACAATACTATTTTTATTAAATTCTTTATATATTGGCAAGACTTCTTTTCTTTCAGTAGGATCTTGTATTACATGTACTTTACGTTCTGTAACTTGTCCTATTAAGTCTGCTAGATAATCACAAGTTGCAACAAATGCTTTTGCATGTGGACCAGATTTAACATAAAGATGATTTAATGCTTTTGGTTTCCAGTCACTTACATCTATTATAAACTTAATTTTCTTTTCTATTAAATGTGTAATTAGATCGTTGTTAATTTTTTTGCCAAAAACAAATATATCATGTGTATTAATAGAACCCCATGATTCTATAGAACCATGTCCTTTTGGCATATTTTCTAACAGCAAAGTTCCTCTTGAGCGAAAACTATATCTATTTACATCTTCTCCTACGGGCAAATAAAATTTCATTTTGTTCCTTCGTATTCTGATAACATACGTCTTAATTCAGGCCATGTTCCTAAATCCATATAATCTTCTACTTCGATGCCTTTGCAATTATATATAGGAGTATTTTTTATATCATTAATATTTACATTTTCTTTTAAAGTGCTTTTTTCCATAAAATTCATTGCTGAATCAAAATTATTTTTTGTGAATGCAAAACTTGTCCAATATGCATTAAATCTATCATAATTTTCTGTAGGTTTATCTTCATAAAGTTTTACAAGATTATTTTCTATAAACAAACTTCCTTTTGTTGATAACATGAGTGCATTGGTTTCTGTTTTATAAAAAAAAGTAAATCCAGTAGAATTTAATCTGTCCATAACTATAGTATATAAATCAGCATTGTTTTTTAATTTTAAAATTGTATCTGGTAATAAAACAACATTGTAATCTCCAAACAAATGTTTAGCACTTTTAATTGCACCTGTGTATTCTAATTCGTTTGGATTTTGAAAAGTAAAACTAATGTTGTATTTTTCTTTATATTTAGATAGATATTCTATTATTTCTGTTTTATATTCGTTTATAACTACAATAAATTCTACTTGGGTTCTATTGTAATTTGCAAAAAAATCAAAAGTAAAATCAATTAGTGCTTGAGATTTGTCAATTCTTAATATTTCTTTAGGATAGGGTAAATTTAATCTAGTTCCTTTGCCTGCGGCCGGTATTATTACATTTAATTTCATATGTATATTTACAAAGATGCATCTTCCATACCTGCTACTCTGAGTTTTACAATATTAGTTATTTGCCATTGTTTTTGATCTAAGCCTTTTAAAAGACCCAACCATTTATTTCTCAACAATGCAAATTCGTTTATTACTTTTTCATAGTCTACTACATCTGATTCACCATCAACATATTTTTCTACATCTCTACTTGATAATGCACGTTGATAATTTTCTAAATATTTTCTAAAAAAAGTGCTACGTAATCTACGTAATTCTATATTCAAATAATTTAATATCGCTTCAATTTCTTGTAATTGATTAAAACGTTGTTCAACAATGCCTGGCAATTCGGCCGCACTTCTTTCAACATTGCCTTTTAATTTAGTTTCAGGCAATGCTTTTTTCAGTTCATTTTCAAAGTACTGTATTGCTTCAGGAATTTTTTCAATATTACGTGATACTTCACTGTACCAACCCATTAATAATCCTCATCATATTCGTCATCATCATAATCTTCGTCATAATCATTCATATCTAAATAATATGTGATTGCTTGATCTAAATTTTTATCATTTCCTAATAAATCATTAAATTGTTCATCTGTAACACCATAGTCCGCCATTAGATCTACGTATCTTTCTGCGGCCATTTCTATATGTTTTTTATCTATATATTCTTTAAGTGTTAACCAAATATCAGCAATGTGCTCGTCATCCATTTGCTACTGGCTCCTCAATATGTACATTCGTAACTTCTTCGTTCACGTTGTCCATATTTACCAATTGAACCTCTTTTTCTGGTAAATCATTTATTACCATATCAAGAAGTTTACCGGTCCAGTTTTTCCTATATTCTAATGTTTCTTCGCCTTTACTGTCTATATATTTGTATCGATTGCCTTGTTTTTCTAATAATCCTTTACCTTCAAATAAATCAAATAATCCACTATAAGGATCCATACCAGTTTCATAAGGTATTTTTACTTGCACACCTTCAAAAGGTTTTGCATAACGTGTTTTCATAACCTTACAACCAGCACGTATACCACGTACTTGACTTATTTTATTACCTGCTTCATCTTCTTTTAATTTTAGTTTTTTCATTGCTACAACTATTGAAGATGCATAGATAAATCCTTGTCCACCAGATATTTTATCATCTGGGTCAAACATATCTTGTGATGCATACGTATGATTAGTACAAACTAATCCAACATTACAACTACCTATCATGTTCACTGTATTACGCACTAATGCAGTTAATTGTTTAGGCTTACGACCCATATCACCTTTCATATCACCTTTATTAAACTGATCAATATCAGTTGGTGTAAGTAGCATACCTAATGAATCTACTACAAACAATACTTTTGGTCTGTCTTCTTCAGCCATTGCTTTATAGTCACTCATAAAAGTCGATATAGTTTTTGCTACATCATCAATCATTGACATATTAAGTTTTAATAATTTATCTTCACTTGTATCAACATCTAATGCTTTTAGCCATGTTTCATCTAGTGCATTTTCACTATCGATAAGCACAACAAAAATACCTTGATCTTGTGCATGTTTTACAATATTACCTGAGCAAAAATAACTTTTACCTGCTCCTGATTCGCCTGCAAATACTGTTACTTTTCCTAATGGAACTCCTTTATGAAAATCTCCTGAAATTAAATAATTTAAAGCATAGTTACCTGTGCTAATCCAATCTGTAGGATCGTTAAAACCAGTACTCATGCCTGTAATTGATTTAGTTAATTGTGTCCTAAATTTAGTAGGATCAAATGCCTTAGCCATAGTATCTCCTGTGTTAAAAAAGATGGGGGGGAATACCCCCCACCAATTAGTTATTATTGATTTTGTCTTGCTCGGATCATTGCGAGTATGTCGCTCGCATTACCACTGCCGTCATCTGTACTAGAAGTTTCGGTAGTTTCTTCTTTAGTAGTATTTTCTACTACAGGCTGTGTAGCAGGTTCAGGTGCACTTTGACTAGTTGCAGTTGCATTAGGGGATGCCGTTTTATTAGGATCTCCTGTTCTAGCCGCCATTCCTGCTGGTCTAAAGTATTGACTCCATTTGTCAGAATCATATGCTTCGCCGTCAACAGATGCTTCAAACATCTCTTGCATAACCTTCAACTCTACGTCTGATGGTTTTTTAGGAAGAAAATCATTCAATTTAAATAAGCCGTTTTTGTTAATTGCACTCATTTCAGCATCATCTAATGGACGTTCACGTCTCGCCCAGTTTGATGTTGAGTAGTCTGCATAACCACCTTTAGATGTTTTATTAAGACGAAAGTCTACACCAGCAGTATAATCTGTTGGCAATTCTTCCATATCTGGATCCATAAGTGCTTGCTTAATAATTTGAAAGATTTGTGGACCAATAATAAACCTTCTTATAGGATTATCTGGTGTTGTATCCTCACTTAGAGGATTATCAGTAACAAAACCTTGGAATACATAAGAACGTTTTTTCCAGTATTTTCGACCCATATCTTCAAGACTAGGATCTTTAAACCAACCACGTACTTCGTTTAGAATATTACAGGTTTCTCCATACATTTCCATACATGGAATTTGTACCTGTACTCCTCGAGAGTCAGTTTCGCCTTTCACACCAGAAAATGGAAGTTTAATCATAAGACGCTCTTTCCAAAAGAACGTATTTGATTCGTCTCCATCAGGAAGGAAAC